TCAGCCAGAAGGATACTGTTCAATAATCAGCTTCTCCAGCTCTGCCGCCACGTAGGACTGAATACGGCCGCTGAGGCGGATCAGGCCTACCGTACGCGTGACCACCGGGTCGGTGAGCGGCACAGCGCGGAGAACGGAATGCTCCCCGGCGGGCATCGACATCGCGGGCACGGCGGCAATGCCGATGCCCGCTTCCACCATCCCCAGCATCGTGGTGATATGACGAGAGTGATTAATTACCTTGTTGATATATAAGCTTATTGTTCTCAAATAACTATGCATTGGGGCATGGATGGGGCAAAGTCCGATAATTTCTGGTTCAACATAGCAATCTGATCGCTGTTACTGTCGGCCATCCAGGCGCCGTAGACATTGAAAACCATTTGGGCGCTTGTGTGCCCCATCTGGCTCGCAATGAAGCTGGGGTTGGCCCCGGCTGACAGTGACCAGCAGGCATAAGTGTGTCTGGACTGATATGCTTTGCGATGCCTTAAACCAGCTCGTTTCAGCGCCGTCTCCCATGAGTCACCAATTGAATCAACCTTGTAATGATAACCAACGTTACTGCTTTTTCTGACCAGCTGAGGATTGAACACAAATGTACAGTCATGAATAGCCGTTCGGCCATACTCCCGTAGTTGTACCTCAATCTGATACTGCTTTCCCAGTCTGGTCATTTCCGCCTGGTTCCTCAAAGCGTCAATGGCTGGTTTGATCAGATGCACGACCCTGTCGGTGCCGGCTTCGGTTTTTGGTGGAGTGAAATCACCGAGTTTCGTATAATTTCGGCGTATGGTCATCGTTCCAGCTTTCAGATCTATGTCTTCCCATGCAAGGGAGACCAACTCACCGTGGCGTAATCCTGTGTAAACCGCAACGGACCACAGGTTTTTCGTTTGCTGATGCGGGCAGGCATCTATGAAACGAATAAATTCGTCACGAGTGAGTGGATCAGGTTCTATCCTGGCCCTTTTAAGCGGCCTGATTCCGTTAAATGGGTTTTCCCGGATATAACCATTATCAGCGGCAAACTGAAACATGCCCGCCATGGTGGTCATGTAATAGTTTGCTGTCGCCACACTCAAACCGTTCTTCACCGATCCCCCCGACAACATATCTTTCCTGACATACAACAGATCTTCCCTGTTCACGGATGAAGCAAGCTTGTTTCCACCAATCCTCAGCAGCATATTCCTTACAACCGATTCATATCGGTCCAGAGCATTAGCGCAGATCTCCAGCCGTTTCAGCTCCAGCCATTTTTCAGACAGAAATTTCACGGTGATATCTTTCTTGCAGATGCCGAAAGTTTTCAGGTTTGGCGAATTGGGGAATTGCGCCGCATAGTCAAAGGTCCCCATGCGGATAGCGAAACAAACTGACGTTCGCAGTTCCCCGGCCACCTTCCTGTTTTTAGCGGTGTCAGGGACACCGAGGTTTTCCCTGACACGCTTACCTTTAAAAATGAACCATATGCGGAGTGATTTTCCGTGGTTCTCAACGCCCGTTGGGTATGATTCTTTACTCATTGTTCCCTCCCGACGTCCAGGAGCAGTGTAAGCTTACCTTTTTCATACCGCCCGATCACCCAATGGTTGCTTTTGGGCCTGAATCCATGCGTCTACCGCTTTGCGGTTGTACATGCATTCGCTGGTTGGCTTTGGCTCTCCTTCAGGGGAAACGTGCTTATACTCCCGGCCAAGCAGCCAAGATGATTTACGGGCCCGTGTAATGGTGCCGCGCTTCATCCCAGTGACCGCCATCAGCAAGTCCTCTGAAACCCATTCGTTTGGCTCGATCTGGATAATTGTCTGCATTTATCACCTCCGATGCTTGCCGCGTAATTCCTCTTCTTCTTGACAGTCAGCGCAGCGCTGACAACCCGCCACCAGTTCCCGGCGCCGCTCGGGTATCTCTTCCCCACAGTCGCGGCAGTGAGTTGCTGAAACTGCATTGTGGTTGATGCGCATGTTCTGGATGGTCATTTCCAGCCGGCGCTCTGCCAGCTCGTTGGCCTGATCGATGATTTCTGCGCTCATGCTGAAACTCCCTTAACGGCCAAAAACGTAGCCATCGCTTTATCAACAATCTTCGCGTTGTGGTATTTGCTGATTGCCCATGTGATGGCGAACAGAATCCATCGGAAATGGCTGGTATACGTTTTAAATGTCAGTCCTTCGCAGACATCCCAAGCGCTCCAGCCAGCTGGCCAATCAGCATCATAAACAGCCTGATAAGCCTCCCATTCATTGTTGAAACCCGCCCGGCACAAGCCGCGGACGATTTCGCGCACCACTGCTTTGTCGCTATCGGGTGTGTCGTCATCGTCGTCCCAGTCGTCATCTTCTTCTGGCTCCTCGCTTTCGTCGTCCCCCAGGTAATCACTCAGAGACTCTTTCAGGCTTTTGCAGAACGCGTCGTGGTCATACTCTTTTGCCAGCATTTCTCGTGCCGAACATCCCGCGCCAGCCTCCAGCTTTTCAGCCCAATAATGGGTATTGATTCCACCCTCCCAGGCGCCAAAAAAGTCGAACATGTCCGCGATGCGACTGAATGTCCAGGTTCCCATGTCGCCGGTTACGGTCAAGTAACCAGGCCATGTGATAACGTCGTAGTAGTAGCAAGATGTTCCCGGCTGCTGCATGCGCAGGTGGCGATACAGCCCATCGTCACGGATGATTTCCAGACGGTGAAATGCGGTATCAATCAAAAATCGTGAGTCAATTTCGAAGAAGCTCATAACTCAACCGCCTTACTCAGCTTCTCGCCGAGCGCAAAGATGTAGTCGCGTAATTCTTCCAGTGACTGCGCTTCTGATTGCAGAATTTCACGATGGCAAAGTTCTTTCACCAAGTGCTCAAACTTGCTGTAGTAGCCGAGTCGAGCCAGCGTTTCCTGACCGGCGTTCTTACCATCCTTAATGATGCGTTTCTCGTTCAGGATGAGGTCATGCGTTGACCCTGTGACGACGTATTTATCACCGAGTTCGATGTGTAGGTTTTTGCTCATGATTCCACTCCATACCGCCCATTCATGCGGCCAATAACACTGACAAATTTCACCAGGCTGACACCCATCGGCTTTACCTTCTCGTAGTGCTTGCGAAGGATGGGGGGGCATACAGCGTTCCACTTCGGTTTAGGCTTTACGCTCATCGCTTTGGTTATCTCTTCTGCGCAGCGACGAGCCTGGGCGCGGAGAGCGTTTTCTTTTTCTTCTGGCGTCATGCTGCCTCCGTCTTCACTACGTCGATGGCGCAGCCGGGTATCAGTTCAACGGAAGCGGTGGCGCATTGGTTCCCCCAGTGGCTCCAGCCTGGCGCTGCGCTGCGACTGAACAGCTCAATTCGCGGCACGTCTCCGTAGAGCAGTTCCAGGCGGTGGCGAACTTCCCACGGTTTCTCGCTGTGCGCGCCGAGTGGGCTGTAGACCACCTGCTTAATGCCAGCGTGCTTGCGCTCCAGCCCAGCGCCGCGGGTGGCGATCAGCACGTCTTCCGTGTTGGCGCGGGTGTGGTTGCCGCCATTCATGCGCGTCTCGGCATTCAGCAGGGCGAGGAAGTCGTAAAAATCGGTCACATCGCCATCTGCCAGAGCCTTGGTAATGCGTAGCTCGGCCAACTGGTTCAACTTCACCCAGGTGAAGCCCTTCATAGTGCGCACAGTAAATCCCCAGGCCTCGGCCAGTTCGATCGCCTCCTGGTTGTGGGTGCCGGTGTACCACATCGCCAGCACAGCGTTATCCGCGGCGAGCTCCCACACCGGGAGCCGCTTCATATCGAGTAAGCTCATGGTGGGGTAGTGGTCGACGGCGGCGCCGTTGCTGATCGTGTTCCCGTAAGACCAGGCCGGGTCAGCATAGATAAGTGAGTAGTGACCGGTCATGAGAACACCTGCAGCGTTTTGCGAGTGAATGCAGTAACCAGCCGCTCAGCTGCCGCTTTCTGTGCAGCGACGTTTGCGATAACAGTCGGTCTCTCTTTGTTGGCGTTGACGCATATGCCTCCCCAGTTAGCCGTAAGGAAGAAGTCCTCGCGATCTGCCGTTCCTGTGGATTGCACGAGAGCATCGATCATGCCAACGACATCACGTGCTGAGTTATCAGCGAGCAGGTGCTGAACGGCATAGCCAAACGCGTTAATCATTACAGCGTGGAACTGGATGAAGTCGCGTTTGTATTCGGCCGGCGAGACGCTACGGCGTATATCTTTAAGGGCCGTCAGCTTTAACCACGCCTCCCAAATGTCATACACATCGCCAAAATTAGGCTGCACGTCTATTGCGGAAGAAAACTTAGCGGTTGCATCGCTCAGAGCTTTAAAGCTGATCCAGAGGTCACTTTTAGCGGGGACTACGTTATGCTCAAAGTCCGTTACCGCTGAAAAGACATCATGATCTGAGAGGAACTTCACCATGCCCTGGGCGACATCATCACGGCCGTTATATGCCATGTTGATAGCCGCTGATGGCTTGGAAACGTTGTTGTTAATGTCAGAGAAGAATTGCTGGCGAGCTTTCAGCGGCAGCTTATGAGTCAACATCAGTGGAATGCTGATCGGCTCACCATACTTACGACAAAATTCAGCCAGGCCCGCAGCTCGATGCTGACCATCAAACAATTTAATCTCTGCATCCATTGGGAAGCGCGCGACCCCTACGCCTGTATTGCCGAACTCCTGGAACTCAATTTCTGAGTTACAGTTCCCAACCAGTGGCGGAATGATGAACGGCTCTTTCTTCTCATGCGCACTTACCAAGTATTCATAAAACTTCTTAACCCGCGCCGGGTTGATTTCGCGCTGAGATCGTTCGAGGGTGCTGCCAATATTGTCTGATGCCAAAACACGGGTGAGAGTCCGTGCTGGTACCGTCATCATCAGCGTAACAGTTTTTCCCTGAAGTCCTCTTGAGGCCGGGAATTCAAAGAAATAATCTCCAATCTTGCTCATTTCGCACCTCTTTTCGTGTCTGCCTTTCTCATGCGGCTTAAAGTCTTGGATACCGACGCAACGCTGCGGCCCATCTTCATGGCGATGCTTTTATGCGACTCACCGGCAGCGCGCAGTTCAGCGACGATCTGCTTCTCTTCTGGCTTCCAGGGCTTGTAGACAAACGCTGTGCTGATGGAATAGCTTTGTGCCAGGCGGTAGAAGTTCGCCTGGCTAATCCCCAGCGCATCCGCTGCGCGACAGGCAGGCATGGTTCCGGCGACGGCGCGGAATTTCTCTGGTGTGATGCTCTGCTTATTCATTGGGCCTCCCGTGGTAACCGGTAAATTTCCCCGCCAAGTGTTAAGTCCCCCCAGCGTTCTACAGTCAGGAAAGGCTTAACGACCTCAAGCTCTGGTACTGAGATGAATACCTCTTTCATTTCCAGCGCAGGGGCCCATCCGGCGTAATAGGGCTCATGAAAGTTCAGGGTTATCCCAACGGTATGCGCACCTTCTCCCGGCACTGTCTGCCAGCGATGAAATACCGTAATGTTGTTCCGCGCGTCCTTGCGCAGGATGGACAGGATTGACTCAGCTGTTACTTTCATGGCTGCCACCACTTGCGGCTTGTTTCAGTTCTCTCAGGCGGATGCCGGTAACGTCCCTGCACTTCGTCTGATGCTCAGGGAAGCCATGAAGGCTGTTCCATGCTTTTCCGTAGTTATCCTGTAGGGCCTTCGGATCGTTCTCTGAGCCTGCGTAAGCAGTGAAATCAGCGAGAATCTGATCTGCGTCTGCTGGCCTTACCTGGTGAGCCTCATAGTCAGGGTCCACAGTCGTCTCTTCTGTAGGGATGCAGAAGGCCTGAAAAGCTGCATATTTGTACGCAATCGACATGGCCTTGTTCGTTGCTTTATCGCCGCTGTCCATCGCCTCGCCGTAGGTGACGACGGTATGAGTGCTGCCGTCCTCCGTGCTGACAAAATCGAACTCAGCCCGGACGGTTACATAAAACAGTGCGCCACCATTTTTACTGGTTCGTTCACAGCATGACCGCTCAGTACACCGCGGGAGGATCAGCAACCTGTGTTTCACCAGGGCGGGGGCCAGAGCGTTGTAAACGTCATCGATCCCACGGAATGCGTAGTTGACCTGGCTGCCCTGTTTTCTGGCCTTGCTGATTCCTTTCTCTGCCAGTTCTCCGGCCACAGCGCTGATAGCGGCGTATACTTTTTTATCCGTCATTAAAAATTCCCCGCGAATTCATCCCAGCTGATCACCGGGTTCTGCCGTTCCGCAGAAAGGTTTACTGGTTCTTCATCGTCGAAATCACGCTCGCCGATCGCATCGCTCATCAGCTGAATGAATTCGTCGTCATCCCATTTTTCAGCCGCGCTCATGCTGCTTTCTCCCGGGGAGTAATGACGTAGCCATGCTCCGCCAGACATTCGATCACCGCGTCCCAATCCAGTTGCATGAGGACTTCACGACTGTTAACCGTCCCCGACAGCACCACGTCTTCCAGCTCGACGGTTAACGTGTTATGCGGGCCTACAGATGTGCGCATGTCTGTGCATTCACATTTGATATTCATAAGAGCCTCAAAAAAGGTTGTAAGAATCCCGGCACCGTAATGGCTGCCTGATAGCTCAGTTAAATTCGTGCGCTGATATGCGCGGTTAATGCGTCCCGGCTGGAACCAGGTTCGGTTCGATACTGCGTGAAGCGTATGGCCGGCGGATGTGGCGCAGATTGCCCTGCGGCTCATGCCAGTAGCTGCCGTCGCGATAGTCGAAGCTGACCAGCCAGGCGGCGCCAGTTTTAGCGTTACGCATCATCACGGCGCGTCCGCTGTTAGGAATTGAGTTAGCCATTGAACACCCCCGTAACGTGCAGAATTTTGATAACCACTGCCGCCCAGATAACGCCGCAGATCAGCAGGCAGTAAATCAGTGAACGAATGCCTTGTTTGCTCATTTTCCACCCCAGCACTGAATGCTAACTACGAGGACTGCAACCAAAAACGGAACGACCTTTAACCAAAAATTACGCCATGCGCGTTTGTCTTGTTCGCGGATCATCTCTTCACCTTTGCCTTATCGCGGCTAACGGGACGTTTTGACTTCACCCCGGCGTTGCCGGTGTTGTTTGGATGGCTTAAATTTACAGATAAAACTGTATTTTCGTCAACAGACAAAACTGTATTTTTTGTCATTGATTACATATCTAACTGTAATGAAAGGTGATTTATTTTTATGGGGCGAAAAAAAACCGGCATACGCCGGTTCTATTCTGAGAGGGGGAGGGGGTTAGCGCTTTCTTCGATAGATTCTGTGTTCAATCATCACGCCGATGATTGTTAGTGGTTGATGATCGCTACTGATAATCGGGTAGTCATCATTCAATGGCACAAGCTCGAAATGCTGGCAGCCCAGGTGATCCGTGTAAGTAGGCCGATATTTTTTAAAGGTCGCTTGAGCCCCACCGTTCTTGGCCACAACAAACTCTCCGGGGGTTGGCTCAACTTCGGGGTCTACAATGATCACATCTCCAGCCTTGAAGTCTGGCTCCATCGAATCGCCTTCGATGCGTAAAGCAAAAGTAAAATCAGAAACTTCGTTGTCTGTAAGGATGTACTCAAAACTCCCATCAAATGCCTCAATGGGATTTTTTTCTGCGAGAGCCCCTGCCTGGACATAGCTTATGAGAGGCACCTTCTTGCTGCTAACTTCAGCAATAGGCATAAAGGCTCCGCCATTCATTAGCCAGTCAGGATCGCACTTTAGCGCCTTAGCTATGCCAATAATGTTACGCGGTTTTCTGGTGTCTCCCTTTTCAATGCTCTGCCATGACTGCTGAGTTATTCCGGCATTCAACGCTGCCTCGGTCTGCGTTAGACCGAGCTCAATTCTCTTTTGCTTTACGCGATCTGCAAGGCTCATAAATCCCTCTCAATGTATGCCTTGATATTCACAGTTAAAACTGTAATTGACAAACAGAAATAACTGTCACAGAATACAGATAAAACTGTAGGAGGTAACATGGAAACCATTTCGCAACGCCTCAAAAAAAAGCGCGAAGAGATGAATCTGTCTCAGGCGCAATTAGCAAAAAAAGTTGGCATGAGACAGCAGTCTCTGCAGGCAATTGAGGCCGGGACAACCAAGCGCCCACGTTATTTGTTCGAACTGGCAACTGCGCTCCATTGCGACCCTAAGTGGCTGCTTTATGGCGAGATGCCATCTCAATCTCAATAAGTTGCCGATTTAATCGGCCTTTCAAACACCACCAGAGGAAGTATCACAGATGGAGAATGCAATAGCCCGCAACTTAGAACCGCCAATCCTCAAACCGATTGAGCTGGAAGGGGTTTTACTCAACCGCCTTTCATCCATCGGGCAGAAGGTTTACGCGGAGATGTTGGGTATCAGTGAATCAACAGTCAGTCGCAGAAAGGGGGAAGGGCATTTCGCCGACATAGCAAAAGAGCTGTCAGTGCTTGGTCTGCAGGTTGTACCGCCTGAAGCAGTAGTAGTGTCCCGGCATTACCTGCAGTCGGTAGAAACGCTGGCAGATATCGGATTACGTGCTGAGCGGTGTCGGCCTGGTCCGCTTGGGTGGGACTGATGAAGTGCGTAAAAGGCGAAAGCCGCAGTGCGGTAACACTAACGGCTTTCTACGCGAATTAACTGGATCAATTCACAGGAGTAATTATGGCAAATACTGCCGAAGTAATCAATTTCCCTGTGCCTGTCGTGGCACTACAGGAGCTGCGCGTGGCAGATCTCGACGATGGGTTTACGCGCATCGCCAATGAGCTCCTTGAAGCTGTCATGCATGCGGGTCTGTCGCAGCATCAGCTTTTGGTGTTCATGGCTGTCATGCGCAAAACATACGGCTTCAACAAGAAATCTGACTGGGTCAGTAACGAGCAGATCTCCGTGCTGACCGGCATTCTTCCGCACAAGTGTTCAGCTGCAAAAAGCGCCCTGGTTAAGCGGGGGATATTAACCCAAACCGGTCGCGTAATCGGGATTAATAAAGCGGTCAGCGAATGGTCATCTTTACCCGTAAAAGGTACAGAAAAAAAACCTTACCTGAAAAAGGTAACATTACCCGAATCAGGTAAGAAAAGTTTACCCGAATCAGGTAACGCCTGTTACCCAAATCAGGTAAACACAAAAGACAAACATACAAAAGACAATAAAGACAATATTAATAACCCCCCTAAATCCCCCCGGGCGGTTTCGTTCGATGCGTCAGCTGTTCAATTGCCTGACTGGCTTTCTGCAGAAATCTGGTCGTCATGGGTGGCATACCGTCGTGACCTGAAAAAGCCGATCAAGTCTCAGCAGACAGTCACCCAGGCTATCAACCTGCTGGACCGCTGCAGACTGAACGGTTACTCCCCTGAAGAAATTATTAACCAGAGCATCGCGAATGGCTGGCAGGGACTCTTTGAGCCGAAAGGCGCCAGACCGCAGCGCCGACAGGAGTCCCGCGTCACTGAGCGGTTCGCTGACAAAGACTACGGCAAAACCGAAATTCCAGACTGGATGAGGGATCAACAATGAACCTGGACGAACGAATCACCCTGGTCGAAAAACAGCTGCAGGAGCTGTCACAGCCAGCGCTGGACATCCCAAATACCGAAGTCATTAAGCAGTTAGTGGTCTGCGAAAAGCACGGCGACTATGAGCAACGCCAGCGCGTATCAACTGGCCTTGTCCGTCTGCCAGGGGCGCCGACAAGCTGCCCGGGATGCCTAAAAGATGAGCTCGTTTTCCTGCGAAACGAGAAGGCCAAAACGGATGACAGAAATCGCACTGCGAATGTTGAGCGCCTGATGCTGGAACTCAAGGTCCCGGCACGCTTCGAAGCCTGCACGCTGGATAACTACCAGCCAGTGAGCGAAGAAGCAGCGCGGGCGTTGAAAGTCTGCCGAGCGTATGCCAGCCGCTGGCCAGATCGCCGAAAGAACGGCGGCGGCCTGGTTATGTGCGGCAAACCCGGCACGGGGAAAAACCACCTGGCCTATGCCATTGCGAAAAGCGTTATCACAGAGCACCAGAGCCCGGTAGTGTTCACCACCGCGCTGAAAATCGCCCGGGAGTTTAAATCCACCTGGTCAAAGACGGCGACCCGCTCCGAGGAAGAGGTGATCCGCTTCTTCACCAAGCCGGACCTGCTGATTATCGACGAGGTAGGCATTCAGTTCGGCAGCGAAGCCGAGAAGATGATCATGTTTGAAATCATCAACACCCGCTACGAGCGACTGAAGCCGACGATCCTGATCAGCAACCTGCCGAAGGATGAGCTGACGCAGTTTATCGGAGAGCGCGTCATCGACCGCATGAACGACGGCGGAGGCTGCACAATTTCGTTTACCTGGGACAGCTATCGGGAGAACCGGTCATGACAGGCAAAGACGCAATTCTGAACTACCTGAAAACGCATAAAACCTGCAGCTCTCCAGATGTCGCCGCGGCTTCCGGAATGACGCATACGTGCATCAACCAGGCTGCAAATATCCTGGCAAAGCAGGGGGTGCTGGTAGCGGAAGCTCGGGTGTGGCGGACGGTTTACTACCGGTTGGCCACTGAAGAAGAAATTTCAGGCAGAAAGAGCACCAATCAGATTTTCAACGAGTGTCGGCAAAGCCCGGCGATGAAGCGGGTACTGGCTGTTTACGGGAGAACATCAGCATGACTATCACACTACAGGCAGTAAACGAGCTCATCGCCTCCCTGGAGAGCGCAGGCGAGCTGTCGATAAGAGAGCAGAAGTTCCTGAAGCTGGCGAAAGCGTTTAAGCAGCTGGCGTCGGAGAATGTGGCGCTGAAGAACGCCATTACAGACCATAGTCATTCGGTTCACTTCTGCGAGGTTTGCGGAAAGGATGATCCGTGCAGCACTGACGATGTTTGTTATGCGCTGAAAGATATCCCCGCTACCAATGCCTACCTGGCCGGGATTAAGGCTGATGGGGTGGAGCAGGCTGCAAACGAATGTTATGGCGATGGTTATATCTACGAAACATTGCTGGCGTATGCCCAGCAGATGCGCAAGGGGGCCGACAAATGAGCGTCGCCACTTATCTCAATACCGGTTTAGCCATTCTTGGATGGGCATACATCATGGTTAAAACAGGCCAGTGGATTACCAAAAATGCTCTGAGGCAGTGGGACAAGCGTCGTAAGGAGTCTCGCCGCCAGAAAGCTGTGAATGAGTTTTATGACGCCTTTGAGCTTAACAGCCTGGAGCCTGGCTCTACCGTTCGCCTGGCCACTAAAGGCGACCTGACAATCATGATGTTCCGCAGCGAGGGAAAGTCCAATGACTGATATCACCGAACTGGCGCAGAGAGAGAAATTCGAGGCTTGGTTTAAGTCGTCATTTCATCCAGACAAAACAGGGCCATACATCAAAGACCAACTGTATTTCGCCTGGAAAGCGGCTGGTGCCGAGCTGGTAGAGGCGCTGGAAACAGTGAAACGTATTTGCGCAACGTGGAGAAAAACAGCTGAGTCGACCAGTGAAAAGCTGGAGAAGGCGCAGGCAGCCGAGCGCCGTTGGCATCGGGTGGCGTCCCGGGTACATGAGCAGGCTTGCGAAAGCGACGTGAAAATTGATGAGCTTGAGGCCATCCGCGCAGCAGCCGAAAAACTGGTTCGCTGTAAAGGTCGCTATCACAGCGAGCAGAACTATCGCGCACTGGCGGCGCTGTTTGGTGTGAACACTCCAGATCTGCCGCCGCTGGAGCATGAAAACGTCCATTATGCCGATGCTGCAGAGATAGAGATTGCAGCGCTCCGCCAGCGCATCGCCGAGCTGGAGTCCCGCACAGTCACCGTGAAGCTGACCGATATCAATGAGTACCTGGCAGAGGTTCACGATAAAACGCTTAATCGGGCCCTCCGGCTACTGGCTGAAGGTGTGCGTGCTGGTGATGTCGCCGCTATGCGTGCCGCTAGCATCAAGGTGGAGGCTGAGTGATGGCACTGACCAAAAAACAGCGCGCAGAGCTGCGCATGAAGTTTCGCGGCCGCTGCGCTTACTGCGGCTGTGAGCTTGGCGATAAATGGCACGCTGACCACGTCGAAGCAGTACGAAGGAATATCAGTAACGGCTACGCAATGGACAGACCTGAAAACGACACCATCGACAATATGGTTCCGGCATGCATCCCCTGCAACCTGTTCAAAATGTGCAGCACGGTTGAGGATTTTCGCAATCGCATTGCAACTCAAGTTGATGTGACTCGCCGAGCATCGAGAAGCTACCGTACAGCGGAATCATTCGGCCTGGTTCAACCAACTAACGCGCCGGTAGTGTACTGGTTCGAAAAGTATCAGGCAGAAGGAGCTAACCAATGACCAATAACCAGTTAGCAGAAAACAGCGTCATCCAGCTTTTGAACAGCGTCAAACTGGCGCGCGATAACGCAGAACGCGCCGACAATCGAGTTGACCACTCGTTTTATTATGCGCTGACGATTGCTCTGGAAGAGCTACAGGAACGCCGCAAGGCCGCAGCCAAAACCATCACACTGCCTACGCCAGCTTGTACTTATGCTGATCACAGTTATCCGGCATACACGAAACAGCAGGTTCTTACCATGCTTGAATCGCTGGGCGTTACTGTCGTTGAGGAGGATGTATGACCAAATCAACCATAACCAGAGAACAGTTACTCGAAATTATTGAAACCGATCACGTGCAGTGTGGTGAGGCATCGTATCTCGCCAGCATGGCGCTGGCCGCAATGGACAGCGAGTCTGAGTGTCTGCCGCTTGACTACCTACAGGGGCACAAAGACGGTCTGGAGTGGGCCGCCCAACTGGCAGAAGCCAATCACCCTGAAACAGGAGACTGGCTGTACGATGACCCTATCGAGCTGGCAAAGGCTATTCGCAAAGGTCCAGATATGCCGCCAGCGCAGCCGGCAGCGGACAGCGAGCCGGATCGCAATCCTGTGCTGGCGTATGCCGACAGTTATCGTGATATGGCGAAACAAGGCGTCGAGTCAGTCCCAATTTGGAGCGTCATTACCGACATAGAGCGAAACATAGCGCCGCTCTATCGCCACGCGCAGCCAGCGCCGGTAGTGCCTCAGGATGTGCTGGAAGCATTACAGAAGGTGGCTCGTATACGCCTCGACATGAACGACTTCGACGGCGATCGCCGTGGCATCGCTGATTGCCTGGGTGATGCCGAAGAGGCACTCATCGAGGTGGTAAACCGCCGCGCCGCCATGCTCGCAGCCGCCACGCAGGAGGTGAAAGGTGAGTGACGTCAAAAGCAAAATCATGCAGGTGATGACTGATGCTGCTGCGCTGCAGGATGCGACACTGGGGAGCGGATACCCTTTCCGCATGGCCACCTGGAATATCCGATGCGCGATGGAGCGCAAATTCCCTGGGGTGGAATGGAGGAGCGCCGACCTCCGCAAAGAGCTTATTGAACTGGCGAAAGAGGGGCTGGTATCCAAATGTCCCCACGAGAGCCGCATTGGTCAGGCCGTCTGGCGTCTGGAGGTGAAATGATGCCGTACATCTTCCTGATTTTCGTCATCAGCAGCAATACATCGAATATGCAGGTGGTCCCCATGCAGAGTATGGAGCAGTGCAAAGCAGCCATTAAGGCGATGAAAGTTGCAGATGATAAGAGGTCCTGGGACGATGTTTCGCCAAGCGTAGATAATATTCAATGCGTAGAGGTGAAAGGTGCCTAAATCCCCCGCATAACGCAAAGCCGTGCAGCGGGAATGATGTTGCGCAAAGATAATTATCATGGGCCATGCTATCGTATGGCCTTTACTGTTTTATGGGGGTTCTTATGACATGTGAAACGTGCGAAAAACAGCCAAGAGGTCGACGCCAACCTCCATTGGAATGCATGCAGTATCTTCCTGAAGAGCAGGGCGAATACATTGACATTAATGGACGAGGCACACAGGAAAGCTACTACGTTTGCAGAGAGTGCGGGCACAAATGGATTCACGAAACCGGGAACTGCGGTATGGGCTGGCAACCTTAAGGGTAATTTATGTCGAAGTGGAACATTGCAGCCAAATCGAAAGACGAGCAGGACAAGGTCAACGTTGACCTCGCAGCTTCCGGCGTCGCCTATAAAGAGCGCATGAACATGCCAGTTGTCGCCGAAGTGGTAGCCAGAGAGCAGCCTGAGCATTTACGCGAGTATTTTATGGAGCGCGTCCGCTACTACCGGCAGCAGAGCATCCAGCTCCCCCGCGCATCCGATCCGCGCTATCTGGAAATGGCAGAGCAGAACGCCAAGAAATAGCGATTTTCTCGGATATGCTCATTTTGCTTTTATCCCCATGACGGGCGATAATTACCTGGTCAGTCTGGACAACTGACAACTTTACCCCGGCGCCAAGTGGGGACACATGGCGCACAAAACCTTACAGCAATCTCTGTCACTGATGGCGAAAGCCACCGGCGATTTTCTGCATTCAGCGTTTGGCCTCTGCGGAGGTGAAGCGTGAAGCAACAATTCTGCCTTATCAACGACAACGTTAAGCGTAACGTCGTCAACTTCATCCAGTCTCTGCCCGTCAACCACCGATCGCCGCTGATTATCGAGGCGCGCGAAGAAAGCCGCACCGACAAACAGAATCGTCTCATGTGGCCACTTTTGAAAGACCTGAGTGATCAGGTGATCTGGCACGGAGAAAAGCTGGAGCCGGCGGAGTGGAAAGACCTCATCACCGTACTGGTCAGCCAGATGCAAAATCCGGAGCGTGAGCAGAAATCCGCCCCGGGCATCAACGGTGGCCGCGTCTACTTCGGCGTACGCACCTCACAATCGAGCAAGCGCTACATGGTCGAGGTAATCGAGGCGATCTACTGGTTCGGCACCGAGCACAATGTGAAGTTCAGCGAGAAGTCCAGCAGTCGGATTGCATGGGCCCAGGAATGGAGGGCTTCGCATGCACAGTCTGCTCGCTAAGGTCATGGATCGCGGCATCTTCCGCGTGCCGGTGCGCCGCAAGCGCAAGGTCGAAGTTAAGCCTTCCGACATACCGACCCTGAAAGACTATACCGCCCGCCTGGTCGATAAGAAGTGGCTACGCCTGAGAGCAAGGAGGCCACATGCGTAAACCAGCACGCCGTAAATGCGCCCACTGCCGCGAATGGTTCCATCCTGCCCGGGAGGGGCAGGTGGTATGCAGTTTTGAATGCGCCAGCGCGATCGGCAAAAAACAGACAGCAAAAGCCCGGGAGGCGGCGAAGGCCAGGGCGGTGAAGCGCCAGCGCGAATCCGAAAAGGAAGGTCGCCAGCGTCGCCGGGCCAAGCGAGAGTCATTCAAGACAAAGGCCCAATGGGATAAAGAGGCTCAGTCAGCCTTTAACCGGTATATTCGCATTCGTGATGAAGGTAAGCCCTGCGTGAGCTGCGGAAACCCGCTTATTGGTAAGAGCAACTACCTGACCGGCAGCGCAATTGACGCCAGTCATTACCGTTCCCGTGGTGCGGCGTCGCACCTGAAATTCAACGTGTTCAATGTCCACTCCGCCTGCACCCGCTGCAACCGGCAGTTGAGCGGCAACGCTGTTGAATATCGCATTCACCTGATTGAACGCATTGGCCTGGATCGCGTAGAGCGCCTTGAGGCTGATAACGAGCCGCGCCGGTTCGATATTCCCTACCTGCAGCGAATCAAATCCATATTCACCCGCAGAGCCCGCGCGCTGGAAAAGCGCCGCGCCCGCCATCAGGAGGCCGCATGAGCCGTGACGTTATCGAACGCATCCGCGACCGCTGGCAAAAGCTCCGCCTCTGCCGGCACCGCGGCACCGTACTGGTTGACTACCGCATACTGAGAAACTTGGTCCGCATCTATCAGACCCTAGGAGAGACAGCATGAACCTCGAATCTATCGCCAAATACTTCGCGCCTAAATCACCAATGCTGAGCGACTCGCCACGGGCTACTGCATCGGATGGTCTAACCGGCACTGACATCATGGCCGCTCTTGGGCTGGTAAATGCCAAGTGCGGATTTGGCTTCGACCTCTATCTGGCAAAGATTGGGGTGAGCGCACCTGACCGAGCAATGGAGCTACTTTATGAATCAGCAGAGCGATTATCAAACCGCTTTAACATCGTTTCAGAACTCAGCCAGGACGTTCGCAAAAGAGTTCTCGAAGTTCTGTGCGCATTTGCATACCAGGATTACACGCGAAGTGCTGCCAGCGTTAGAAAATGCACTTGCTGCGATGGGACTGGCTTCACAGAGGCCCAGGTGTTCACCAACAAATGCTCATATCCGTGGGGCAAGCCACCTTATTGGGCAAAGATGTCCCGAGCGGTTCGCCCAAGCCACTGGGAGTGCTGGAGCGAAGTGCGCGAAGTGGTCAAAGTTAAATGCTCAGCCTGTAACGGAAAGGGTGCTATCAGCAATTCGTGTCGCTGCAATGGGAAAGGAAAGGTGCTGGATAAAGAGACCAGCGAGCGACTTGGGCTACCGGTAATGAAGGTGTGCGATCGCTGCAGCGGAAGAGGCTATGCGCGCATGAAGTTTTCGACGGTGATGGAAGGGGTAAGGGCCGTAGCTGACATTAAGAAAACGGCAGCTTATGAGCAACTGAAACCTTTCTTCGAGGAGTTGGTATCCGAATGTCACAAGCAGGAGTCATACGCTGATGTCATTCTCTCCCGGGTGACGAAATAA